AGAACCTATATATTTCCTCATGGGGCAAAATTCAGAATATAGTAGAATTATAGATATTGTATCTCCTTTGTATGGCAAGAAAGAAGATGTGATTTCTTTTTTTGAAGGAGCCATAAAATTATACAATACTTATAAAGGAGAAAATGTATCCGATGAAATAAATAATGTTGAAGTAAGTTTATCAAAAGTGCTTGGAAGTACAGTGATATTTGTTCAAGACAAAAAAAGTAATGGGTATTTAACCATGAAAAAAAAAGATTTAGATTTTTTCTTATCAAAAATGAAAGAAGAATGAAAATATAACAAACTGTATATGCATTTCCTCTCAACTGCTTATTTAAACAGTTTATAAATAATAAAGCCAGACACTAAGTTTGGCTTTTTCTTTTTCTCTTCCTTTTTCTGGTTTTCATTTTTGCCTTTCTTATTTAGAAAATTCTAAATAATTCAATATCTTTGTATCACCATGTGATGTTGCATGGCACTCAAAATTAGGACTTATGGCAAACGAGTTTGTAATTACCGATTTAGTCGACAAAAAAGCCGTACAACAATTAAAGGAACTCCGTCTTGAATTTGATAGTACAAAAGGGTCTTATGTGGAGCTTGCTAAGGAGTTGGCGCAAGGAGTAAAAACTAATCCCAAAACATTTGATGAACTTTCCCAAAAAGCACGTAATTATACCTCGCTGTTGGAGAAATTGAATAAGACGCAAGAAAATATGGCATCTATTCAGGCAAAACAACTTACCGTGCTACGTCAAGTATCCCAGCAACTAAATTCAATGTCATCTTTGCAAAAGTTAAACCTTTTGTTCGAACAGTCCGCCAAAAATATCAAGAATGCAAGTGATATGCTTGCCGGATTATCTTCCGCATCCAACCAGGTGTCTTCGGCGCAGGATAATGCGGCTAAAAGTACCCAAACAGCAAGTAATATAATAAGCCAGGCATCCACTCAATTGCAGGCGGCAAATATGAATTATGCCGCCATAATCGACACCGTACAGGCATATGATGGCGAAGTTACTAAGTTAACGGCTGATACCATAGCCAATAAAGAGGCTATGAAAAAGATTGATGCAGATATTAAAGCTCTTGGAAAATCTTATAAAGACGGGGAAATTACTTTGTCTGAATATATAAGGCAGTCTTCGCTATTAAAACAAAGGCATACGGAACTGATGGCGCAAAATCAGCAATATTCGGCTTTGATAAAAAATCATTCCACGGCAATTATTTCAGCTTCCGGCAGCTATTATGAAATGAATGCCGCCATGCTTGAGTTGCAGAAAAGGTATAAGGCGTTGAGTGAAGCTGACCGGGAAAGTAGTGTCGGGAAGAATTTGATAGCGCAAGCCAATGCTTTGAATAATAAGTTGAAAGAAATTGACTCTCAATTTGGGAATTATCAAAGGAATGTAGGTAATTATGCGTCCTCTTGGAATGGTTTGCAGATGCAAGTTCAACAAATAGCCCGTGAACTTCCTAATGCGGCATTAGGACTTAATATGTTTATTATCGCTATATCTAACAACTTGCCCATGTTGATAGATGAAATAAAAAGAACGTCTGATGAAGTCCAAAGGCTAAGAATGGAAGGGCAAAAAACGGTTTCTGTTTGGAAACAATTAATGGGGGCTGTATTTTCTTGGCAAACAGCAGTAGTTGTCGGTATTACAATTTTGACGGCTTATAGAAATGAAATATCAGATTGGGTTGCGAGTTTGTTTAGAGGAAAGAAGGCATTGGATGAAATAATTTCCGTTCAAGACAAATTAAGGATAGCTCAAAAAGGAGCTATTCGTGATACAATAGAAGAACGTATCAAATTAGAACTATTATATAAGGCTGCCACCGATAATAAAAAAGCTATGGAAGAGCGTATCGTAGCCGCAAATGAATTAAAAAATACTTTCCCTAAATTATTTGATAATTATACAAAAGAACAAATAATGACGGGGAATGCAAAAGACGCATATAGATTATTAACAGCACAGATTATCGCTACTGCCAAAGCTAAACGGGTAATGAATGAAGTGACAAAAGCCGCAACAAATTACGAGGAAACCGAGTTTAAACGGCTTAATCAAGTTTATACTGTCGAAAAAGCACGTGCAGAATATCAAAAGTTTGTAGATACGGGATTATCGAGAACAGAAGCAGGTATAGATGCAAAAAAGAAACTTGAAGCGGAAGAAGCAACTTTGAAAGCCTTAAAAGAGCAAAGTATTCAGTATAAGAACCAAATGAATGATTTGGAAAAATTAGTAGATGTAAAAGCATTGGTTAATGACCCGGGTAAAAATAATAAAGCTTATGACGATGAAAAAAAGAAAGCGGAAGAATACGCTGAATATATCAAGAGGATAACAGAGGATTTATCCAAATCTAAAATAGAATTGATAGCTGACGGTAGAGAAAGAGAAATAGCTGAAATCAGCAAGGAATACGATGATAGGATTAAAGAGATAAAGGGTAGGACAGACGAAGAAATAGAGCTTCGGAAAAATCTTGAAACGCTGAAAGGAAAAGCCATTGCGGAAATAAACGATAAATACGATAAGGAACTGCTTGAAATAGAAAAAACAAATCTTGAAAACAGATTGGCTTCCATTGGGGAAAACTCGGATGAAGAATTAGACAAAAGGCTTAATCTCCAAATACAACTCAATAATATGATGCGTGATGCGGAAATAAAGGACGCTGAAAAGAATGGAGAGGATGTTGTGGCGATACGCATGAAGTATATGCAACGGGAAAATTCTCTCATAATGCGAAACCTCCAAGAAAGAATTGGGTTGATTGAGGCAAATACTGATAAGGTGGTAAACGAGCAGGAAACATCCGCCTTGAAAGAAGCTAATATCATAAAAAAACAATATGCAAATGGCGAAATCAGCAAAGAGGATTACGAAAAGAAATTATATGATATTGGGGTTAAGTATGCTAAGGCGCGTCTCCAGACTCTTCTTGCGGAAGCAAAAGCAGAAATGGCGCTTGTTGATATTAACAGTGAAAAGGCTAAGGAATTACTAGAAAGGATTGATAAAATTCAAGCGCAAATAGATGAACTGAATTATGACGATGCCAATAAAAAACAAAAAGAATGGATATACAAATTTAAGAGTGGTCTATCAGAAATGAATGATGCGGCAAGAGATACTCTTGGTGAAACGGCAGGAATATTTGAGGGATTATCTGATATAATGGTAGGGGTAGCAGAGAAAGGAAAATTGACTTTTAAAGGAACGGCAGAAGATGTGATAAAAAGTTTTGGATACCTCTTAAAAAGCGTAGAAAAAATCGTATTTGGTATCACTTCGTTAATGACCGATATATATGATGCCCGGATAGAAAACGTTGAAAAAGAACAAGAAGCCAACGATGAAGCATACGATAAAGAAATAGAACGTATAGAAGCCCTTGAAGAAAATGGTGCAATTTCCACCGAAGAGGCAGAAGCTCGCAAACGTGCAGCCGAAGATAAGACAGCCGCCAAAAATGCAGAGCTGGAAAAGAAAAAAGCTGCATTACAGGAGAAACAGGCTAAATGGGATAAAGCAAATTCTATTGTTCAGGCAGGAATAGCAACCGCTTTAGCTGTGACAAAAGCACTTCCAAATTTAGTTCTTGCTGCTTTAGTCGGTGCTATGGGAGCCGCACAAGTAGCCCTAATAGCAGCCCAACCCATTCCCAAATACGCCAAAGGAACAAAAGACCATCCCGGCGGTTTGGCAATAGTAGGTGATGGCGGCAAGAAAGAGGGTATCGTAACTAATAACGGGCTTTTTATCACTCCTGATAAGCCGACATTGGTAGACCTTCCGGCGCATGCGCAGGTAATCCCTGATTTGTCATATATCTATGACCGTAGAGGACTTACATCGGATTATGGTTTATTGGAACAAAAGCTAAAGAATATGAGAGAAGAGGGGATTGTTGTTAATGTAAACAACGATTACAGCCGACTTGAAAGAAAGATGGAAAGCAATACCAAACAATTGCAGAACATTGGTCGGATTATGAAGAAAGCCAACCATATCGCGGATTATAATTGGATTTCAAGCAGAGTATAAGATATGATATATAATGACTTAAACAAAATATGCCTTTCCCGCTTTATAAACATATTCCTGGGGGATATTGATAAGGTTGTTCAAGGCGGAAGATATAGTATCAGGGAAAAGGCTTTGGCGGCCGAGAAGCTATGCAATGAATACTTATCAATAATAGGGGGAAAGTCTGTTTCCGCTCAAATAAACCGGAAAAATGAAGTGCTGAAAATTCAAATCCGATTAAATTGTCTTGCCATATGTCAGGAACTCATTTCTTCCGGAAACTGGAGTGATGCTGTAGAAGTCATGTCTGCTTTGGGTTATAAATTCAGAGAGGGCGAACATGATAAGATAAAGAACCGGATAAGCAGCGTTTCCGCTTCTGACAACTACCGCCTTGCAAAATTGCAGGAAACATCTCCGGATATAGGGAAAATAAAAATGGATAGGGAATATTTTACCAAAGAACGCGTTTCTTTAATGTCCCATGTAAAAATGCACATTGATGAAAACACGTTCTCCGCCAAAGAATATGCCTATATGGTCAGGCGTATGTGTGATGACATAGATGCTATGATACGTTCAACTTCAAAAAAGAAATAGATATGTATTACAGATGTGAACTGTTGATAGGCGGAATGACATATGACGCCACAAATGAGCTTGTTAATTGGGACGATGTAGAGATGTCTTTCAAGAGAGGGGATTATGACGGAGTTGTTCGTAGTTTTTCCACAAAATTTGAGTTTACCAACGGCGCTTATTCGCTATTGCTGAAAGAATATTTGTCGAATTACCTGAACTCATCTGCAACACTCGTGTTTTATACCCGGAATAACTCATGGCTGTTAAATGAAAAGTTCAGATGTGCTTTGGACTACTCCACATTTTCCTACAATGATACGACGTGCGAAATAAATGCCGTCGACAACAGTCTCGCAAGCTTGATTAAGGCAAAGAAAGGCACGCAGTATGAATACCCGGTAAAAGAAATAAAGGAGTCCCAACCTTTGGATTATGACAGATTGTTAATGAACAGTGATATAAAATGGTCTATACCAAGTGACGCAGAGGAGCCTAATGTTTCCCATGTAATGACTGCTTATCCTAATGCTTATTATACTATTCCTTTTTATATGTTAGGACAACCGGAAATTGCAACAAAGGACATTGTAGAGGTTTTTGATACGGCTGAAAACCGATTTGAAAGTACGGAAAGTCTATTCGGGGAATATCTGTTCAAAAATATATCTGACAGGGATTTGACCATACGGATAAAAGTAAAATTCAGTGTATTCATTACGTATCAGAGACCAGGCGTATCCTTCCCGATATATATACGGCTTTCCTCTTATAATGAAAATAGTAAAGAGCTTAAAATATATTATCAATCCGCTACAATTCAAACATTTAATACATACACTGTCGATATTGATGAGAATTTGACAATATCTCCAGGTGAGATGATTAATTTCAATATAGCACTTGCAAAATCTGACCCTATATATCAAAATTTTCCCGTTAATTTTAAATTCAACAGTCTTGACACACCGTTAAATATAAGTTTTTCCGAGCGTGGAAAATCTGTAAAAATAGATTGTATCAGTCCTAAAGTATTGCTTAACCGTTTACTGAGGTCTATAACTGATAAGAACAATGTAACGGGTGAAATCGCCACCGGAGTAGATGAGCGTTTAGACATGGCGATGATAGTTCCGGCAGAAAGCATACGAGGACTTCCCAATGCCAAAATATATACATCTTATACCAAATTCGCCAATTGGATGAGCGCGGAATTTGGGTTTGTCCCTGTAATCGGTGACGAGAAGGTGACATTTGTTCATCGTGATACTTTATTCCAAGATACAGAAATAAAGGACTTGCAGGACAGCACTTCCGATTTGGAATACAATGTGAATGCCGGACTGGTTTATTCGGGGGTAAAAGTCGGGTATGACAAACAGGATTACGACAGTGTAAATGGTCGCGATGAATTCCGCTTTACCAATGAATACACCACCGGCATTACATTGACAGATAACGTATTGGAATTAGTTAGCCCATATAGAGCCGATGCTTATGGTATGGAATTTCTTGCGGAAAAAAGAGGTGAAGATACGACTGACAGCGACAGTGATAATGATATATTCTTTGTTGGAGCATCACTTGACGGAGAAAAATACAAGCTTGTAAGGGATGGATATACAATATCCGGTGTCATATCTCCTTCTACTATGTTCAATGCCATGTATTCCCAAAGGTTTATGATTGAAGCAAACGCAAGGTATATAGGTGCTTTTGCCAACGCGTTGGAGTTTACATCATCTGACGGTAACAGTGATGTGACAATCAATGGAGTTAGCGAAAGGTCGAGCATTGTATTGGGAAACAAACTGTTCACGGTAGGAGAACTTTCCGTCAAGACCGGAGATTTGGAAATACCGTCAGACTTGACGGGTTACATTCGGGTAGAAAAGAACGGGCATATTTATAAAGGCTACGTAAAAAGTGCAAGCTATAATTATGGACGACCGGAAGCGGTAAAATATTCTTTGATAGTCAAGAGTGTGGATTAATAGATGAGGAGATTCCATATAAGTCTATCAGGCACTCGTTATTTTACAATGTATTATTTGGAATTAGTCTAAATAGTATGTATATTTGCGCATGATGTGTGAAGTTGCATATCACTATAAAAGGACGAAAAGACATGGTAAAAGTTGGTGATGTTTGCCCTCTTTTTTTCTCACCTGTAAAAGATAAGTTTGGGCTTGATATGGACTATATTCAGAAGTTCCACGCTTCTGATAAAATCCATATACAGGTATTCACTAATGCTTCTGAGGAAGTTTCAGCGAGCCTGAACAATCTTGCCGCAGGAAATTCTACACCAATATCACTTTCCACATATAATCATAATGACAATGTAGTGATGTATTACGCCATTCTTCGAGACTTGGAGGATGCCGTATATACGGTTACAATCAACGAATATACATCAGAACCTTTTATCGTATGCTCCTCTGACGACTTGTTAGAGGAAACTGTGCTTATCCGTTATTCCCATAAAAGCAATAACTCCGCTTTTGATAACATATTTTGGGTAGATGATATTCAGCAAGTATTTAATTTTCGTGTGGAAGCAGGATTTAAACCTGGAGGATATTCCCCTCGAATAGATAATGAGCAATATCGCAACCAAATGCAAGAGATAGAAGAATTATACGCAGTACCTTATGATGTATATAATCTTACGATAGGAAATTCAAGCGGCGTCCCTTATTGGTTTGCAAAACACATAAACCGTATTTTATGCCTTTCTATGGTGGAAATTGACGGGACAAGATATGTCCGTTCGGAAAGTTCTGTTCCGGAAATGACGCAAGTTATTGAAGATAGCCAGCTGTTCCATATAAATATGGCTCTTGAATTGCAGAATAACGATATTGCAGGTATTGGCGGCTCTCCTGAAGCTGGTTCTTCCGCCTCTTTCCCTGCATTCCTGATAGACCACGCCAAAGATGGAGAGATGTTGCAATTCAGCGCAGAAAAAGCTGCATTTACTAATGTTGATAAGGTTGAGGTATGAAAAAAAGGCTTAGTAAAATATTATGGTTTGGTGATGCTCTTAATGAAAACAATCAGGCAGCTCCCCCTGCTTTATCTCCGAGTGATGAAGAGCATTTACAAGGTCTGAATCTCGGGGAAATATATATATGCGTCGCAGATGCCGACCCAGCACTGTTCATCAGGACTTCCGCCGACCGAATTGTCTACTTTAAGGCTCTTGATATAGAGGCTTTATCCAAGTTCTTTATAAGAAAAGACAGACCGGACGAAGCTGGATTTTTAATAAAGTTCTTAGGTGGATTGTTTTCAGACTACATCCAGTCCATGAACTTTTCTTCCGGTGCTCTCGGTGAAGGCTTTGTTATTAAAGTAGACAGCAAGACGGGAGACAGCTATTTGGAAGTAGACCATATGTTGGCACGCAAAAGTGCCACGTTTATTGAGTTGCTGATACAGCGATTACGCCAGGTTGGCGGTCAGATAATACTTTCTCCCGCATCCATGTCATGTTCTAAGGTAGAGGAATACGATACCTTTTACCGCTGTTACTTCGAGAACACAGACGGGGAAAAGACCATTGTTCAGGAATTTGTAATAGGAGACCAAGCCCGCAGCCAGACATTCAACATCAAGCCAGGCGTACATGAGAATGTCTCTAATACCTACTATTGGCGGTTGGTGACAAGCGTAGGTGACAATTACATAGACCTTTCGAAGAGCGACTGTGACACGGGGTCTGCCGCACCACAAGCAGGCGATGACATTGTACAGTTAGGCAACCGGACGGATAAGACCAGACAGAACGCCATCGTATTGGCAGCATACGGGAATGATACTCCGAGCTTCCGTCAGTATGCAGGGATTGATTCTTATTCTTTGACTGGTAAAGAAGTGACAGCTTTCAGTCCTAATGGGAATAAAGTTACTGGTGACTTTATCCTGAAAACGGGTGTGAATATCCTTACCCAGTTCAAGATATTGGAAGATTTGATTTACTCTGAAATCTCCAAAGTGCTTGACGAGGTGCAGGCAAAGGATAATTATCTGTATAACGCATCATTTGCAAGCAATACGAACGGTTGGGAGGCAAAGAACGATGTTCATTTCTTCACCGTGAACGGAAAGTTCTTATTAGTGAATGGGGAGTTCTATTCCCGTAAGGACGCTATGGCTGCCATTATCAGAGACGGGGATAGAAACGTGCTTCGTATTCTTTCTTCCGGAATTAAACAGTCAAATGCTGATTTAGCCAATAAGCCTACCTATGAGGAAGGGGAAGAACCGAAGAAGTTCTTTATCTCTTTCCGGTATAAGGTAGCTACAGCCGGAACGCTGACAATAGGATTTCCCGGTCAGAACCTGCATTTCACCGAACGTCTTGAACCGGGCGAGGAATACGCAATGAAGGAGTATTCCGGCGCATGGGACGGAACGGGTGATTTCGAGTTGAAGTTTACGGGGGATATATACATACATTCGCTGGCTCTTGCCGAAAACGCATTCGAGGATTTATATACAAAATTGAGTTCCGAAATAAAGCAGACTGCGGAAAGTATCAGGTTGGAAGTAAAGGAACTTTCTGAAAGTAATAATCAGAAGTTCTCACAGATTGAGCAGCGGGCTGATAGCATTGAATTGTCTGTTACAAAAATAGAGGAAGATGTAACGCAGTTGGGGCTGGACATCAATGGGGTTACCGATGAACTTAAATTATATGTCAAAAAAGACGGATTAGGTTCAGAAATCAATGTGGCACTTGATAACATTTCCGTGGTTTCCAAAAACATATACTTTACCGGAAATATATCCGCCAACGGGAATGTGTCTATTCAGGCAGACGGGACAATAAAGGCTATTGGTGGATATTTTGAAGGAGAGATAAATGCAAACAGCGGGGTGTTTAAAAATGTAAGAACTCCTAACAACTCTTTGGTGATAGACGAAAATGGGAATGTTAGCATTGTTGGCAAAATATCAACCGCTTCGTCAGGTACAAAAATAGAAATAAACCCAAATTCAAACAGCCTAAAATTTTATAATTCAAAAGGATATGATGTGGGTGGAATTTCATTCCTTGATAGTGGAGGCGGAGGTACTTCTGTTACTTACCCAAGATTAAAATTGGACAATATAGCAAGTGATGGCAACTTAACTGCGTCTACCACCCTTTTTGCAGGAACATTGTCAATGACTTCAAATTTAAGTGGTTCAAGATACCAGGTGTCTCTTGGCATCAGCGGACTTTCTTTTTATAAAGATGGAAGATTAACTAAATCATACCCAAGCTCATGAAAAAGATAAATTTTAAACAATTACTGATTGCTACGGACATTACCCGTAAGCATTGTGAAAATATAGATTGTAGAGAGAATTTTGCGAATGTATTATACCGGAACGGTAACGGTATCGCATCGCATGCACTCGCTTTGAAGATATACAATTCCAATGAAGAGACAGAATATACTGATGAAGAAGTGTCCTTGATACAAGAGCATGCAAATACTTTTTGCAAACCCTTCTTTATTGACGCGCTCAATCGTGCTATCAACAATCAACCGGAAGAAGCAACCGATAAACAGGAATAATTATGGCTTGGACAGAACAGGATTATCAGGAAATAGTTGCCCGCCTTATGGCTAGCTCCATAGGGGTTAATGAAGTACCGAATGCGGACAAAGCGGATGATGTAACGTCATTGCCTGCATTTAAACCTTCAGGAAGCAACAGTGAAGCTTCTGTGGTCAATTATCCTTTAGAATTTTTGAAAGGAGAACAAGGCGAGCCAGGTATACAAGGAGAACCTGGGAAGTCATTTAAGGTAGCTGGAGAATACGCCACCCTTGAAGCCTTGAAATCCGCTGTTCCCGACGGTTCGGCAGTTGACGGGTTCATGGCTGTAGGTACGGAAGCCCCTTATGATTACTACGCATGGGTGAACGGTGAATGGGTAAGCCAGGGGAAGATTGGCGGCATAGATGAAGCGCCAACTGATGGAAAGGCATACGGTCGTAAGAATGGGGATTGGGCGGAAGTTTCTGAGCATTTAAATCTTACATCAGAGAATTTAAACGATATAAATGGAGCGGGGTTTGCTACGCAGAAAAGCACTGCTGATTACACATCACCTGAAAATAATTATCCTATTAATGAGAATGGAGCATTGATTTTCGCAAACGCCAATTATGGTCATTCTAATCAAATCTATGGCTCTTATCTAACTAATAGATGGTTTGCAAGAGGTGGTGGTAATCAACATGGCGTTAGGACTAATTGGAAAGAGTTTGCATTTACGGACGACGTCCTCACCAAGACCAACACTTCATCATTCACCCCTACGGGCGATTACCAGCCTGCAACGAAGAAGTATGTGGATGATAAACACATTATGCTTACGATTACAGATGAAGCTCATATACAGTTGATTTCAAATCAAGAAGTTAAAGCAGGAGAAGCCGAATTAAAAATAAATCTTGTATTTGGAAGCATTGATAATTTTAAAAATATTATACATAGATTATTAAGTGATAATATTTTATTCCTAAAAATTACAGAAAAAGAAATCTTTAAAGTAAGTACGAGTCACACATATTGCAATCCCGATAATGGAGCTTATGAACTTTCGTTTATTTATACTTATACTTCTATTGCCGATGCAAATAATATTAGCTTAGTTACAAAAAGAATTTTTATTGCATTGAATTCAAATGCTACAAATTTTTTCGTAGTAAAAGATATACTCGTTTCCGACAACCTCACCACCCTCACCAAGAAAGCCGCTGCCGAGTACGAGGCTATTGGCTCTAAGGATGCCAATACAGCATATTGTGTAACCGATTAAAGGATAATGATTATGTTAAAAATAGGAGAATTGACCTCAGGGCTATTTGCTGGAGATAAGCTGATTGCGGGCAAAGAATTTGATTGGAGCAAATTATATGATGCTTTAACCTATTTACCACCTACTGATACACAATATGGAACAAGAATGTTAATAATAGCCAATCTTAGTTCACACGATATTAGTCTATATAGAAGTGGACGATTAACTATTGTTGAAAGTGGTAAAATAGATTGGTATTCTAATGGTGTAGGTAGTAATATTGATTTTGATATACAAAATGAAAGCAACGGCCCTGTTAGATATTTAGAAATCTATAAATGTAGACTTGTAGGTAGTAGTGATTCGCAAATGGAAATTAATGAAAATATATGTCAACCTGGAAGTGCTATTCAAAGTTTTATTGCTGGCGATTTTGATGATTTAGATTATGTACTTTTTGTTTTTGATTATAATGAATAAATAAGATGATGTATATGAAAACAATCTACTACAACAGCAAATTAGCCAAACTTATCCTCTTTGGAGGCTACACAACAATCATGCTCTTCGGCTTCATCCTTACGAAGCTGAAAGAACTGTCCGAAACGACTATCCGTCATGAACGGATACATCAGAAACAGTTCTTCGAGTGCATGGAGATAGCGGCTATCCCGTCTGTATTGCTGGCGTTCTATGTCAGTGCGTGGTGGTTGCTCCTTATCCCGCTATTCTACTACATTCTGTATTTGACAGAATGGTTTGTGAGCTTCGTGTACCACCTGTTTACAGACAACAAGATTGGCGGCGGTAAGGTAAACGCCAACGCCTATCGAGCGAGCGCATTTGAAATGGAAGCCAAACTCAACCAGGATAATCCGAACTACTTGAAAGAACGTAAATGGGGTGCATGGTTCAGATATTACGGCAAGATATGAATAATTGACAAATAACGATAAGATGAAGAATAACATTATTACCCAAAGCATACCGGGTGGTTTCTCGGTAATAGCAAGTAGTTTTATTGCACAGTCATTGGAACACATGATACCGTGGCTGATAGTAACATTTTCAGTCGTTGTATGCGATTTGATGTTCGGGATAAGGAAATGCCTGCTATTGGGTGAAGAATTTCGGTTTTCAAGTGCTGTGCGCCGTACTATGGGTAAAATGGTAACATACTTTGCCTTTGTTTGTATGGTGGTGATGATAAACATTGCTTCCGGCAATAAATGGAATATTGATGTGTATTCATGCTTGTTTGTCTGCTTCATAGAGTTCTGCTCTATCATAAGCAATATCTTGAAGCCAAAGGGATATAATTTCAACTTACTGAAAGCGTTGGGATTGTTCGGAAAGAAAGTGCTCGATGTCGAGAAAGAAGATATGAGTGAAATAATAACTAAAGATAAGGAGTAACAAAATGAAAAAGAAACTGATTATCGCAGCGATTGTTATCGCTATCATCGTGGGAGTTATGCTTTACATGCACTACACACCGTTTTGGGTGAACCTGACTACTGTTGTATCATTCGGTGTCGGTGTTGTTGCCGGATGGGTGGCTCGTTTAGTTTATGACAAATATTTTAGAAAGGAGAAATAACATGAGATACTTTACAATTGCAGAACTGGTTAAAAGCGAAACGGCTGATAAGAAAGCTATAGATAACAGATTACCGCAAGAACTGCTTCCCAATGCACAAGCGTTGGTTGACAATGTCCTCGACCCGTTAAGAGAGGCTTACGGAAAACCTATCACAGTGACAAGCGGATACCGTTGCCCCGCTCTTAATAAAGCAGTAGGCGGCTCTAAAACGAGCGACCACATGAACGGGTGTGCTGCCGATATTGTCGGTACTCCAAATACCCCGAAAGAAAACAAAAGATTGTTCAACCTTATACAAGAATTGAAACTTCCCTTCGACCAAGTCATTGATGAGAAAAACTTCTCATGGGTACACGTCAGCCACCGAAGAGAAGGCAACAGAAACCAAGTATTGAAACTCTAAAAAGTAAACATCATGGCAGCAGAAGTTTTATCATTTCAACAAGAAGAAGGCAAAACAGCGTATTACGCAACGTTTGTCAGTGACGGTAATCCCGTTACCATACAGATAAAGAACAAGGGCGGAATGGTGACTGTATTTGCCAATATCGAGGGCATGAATCCTATCCCGCTTTCCCCAAATGCCAATCAAGCCTTAGGTCCTTCCAATGTGATATTTCGTCTTATTGGCATAGCGGCAGGTATGGAAATTACAATAAGAAGTGCTACGAAAGTGTCAGAAGCGAAAATGATTAAAGAGGGATAGCCTATGAAACCAATCATTATCCCTCACATCAGCATTCCTATAATCGGCATTCCCGTAATCAGCATACTTACCATAGGGTTTCCCGGTGCTGGCGGAAATAAGCCGCATCCATTTCCTGATGAAGGGTATTTATTATTAGCCAATGACGCTCCATTGTTGTTGACTAATGAAGAGCCGATATTGCTTACAAGTAAAAATAAATAGTAGTATGGAAGAGAAAACAGAAAAAGGACAACAAATTGGACAACTCCCCAAAAGAGACGTTTTGACGGGTAATGAGCAGTTTCCATTTCAAGAAGACAGAGAAAATGGATCTATCACCCCTAACGTCCTAAAGAGTTTCATTAGTTCCGGAAAAGGTGGATATATGAGCTATATAACTGAGTATAATGTTTCCATTCATCATCCTTCATCTGGAATTGATAGTGGCAATAAATATACATTAGAAGGTGCTATTGTTCAAGTTCCGGAAGATATAAGAACAGCCGGGCTAAAAGTGTCATTCTTGAACAATAGCGGACTTGTGGAGACGTGGGAATTTGCAGGTGGAGCATTTGAAAATATCGAGAACTGGAAATCAAATGAAGATAAATTGACTGACATTAGAGATGAAGCAATCAGTAAAATAAAGGAAGTTGAAAGCGATGCTATTTCAAATTTCAGTTCCCAGCGTGTTACTCCTGATATGCTGTCCGAATCAACCAAGCAATTTATTAACGCGAGTGGCGGCGGTACAATAAATAATCTTGCGGACGACGAAGACCTTGTGTCTGTAGACAAAGGGGAAAGCTTAAGTGTTTTAAAATTCGCCGACCGTGCTTATAATCCTGGAATATATGTGGGAATGGGGTATAAAATCCTGCGTAGGAATATTATAGATGGTAAAAATATACTTACACAGGATATGGTTAATCAGCCTCATACGATTTATATGATTCAGTATGATTTTGATTTGGATGGTGCCACCATAACTTTGCCGGAAGGTTGTATGTTCGATTTTCAAGGTGGAAGTATAAGTAATGGCTTTTTAGAAGGGAAAATAGAAAATACTCATGCTCGTCCGGAGTGGTTTCATTCTCCTAAAGATGAGGATTGGTCTGCTGCCATACAGCAGGCTTTGAATGTTTGTCCTACAGTAAAACTATCAGATAAAATATACAATATCAGCAAAAAAATAGTTCTTAATATTTATAATAGCCTAATAGGATGTGGGCATGCTCGTAGTATTATTTTATCTCAAATAGATGATGGGTATGCCATATACTGTAATTTAGATGATGATTTTAATCCATTAAGTACACCTTATGCAACTATGCAGATAAAAGACTTGGATATTAGATATAAGTACTCAGGTTGGCAAGAAACAGAATACTTGGAATATTATCCTAATGCACATGCTATAGTATCTGATGGATATATAAATATAGAGAATGTATTTATAAGTCATTTTAATAAAATCATTGTATTTCCTGTTTATGCAGATAATGTACGCCTCTATAATATAAGAGCTGATGACAGGGCTAGATTGAAAAATCCACAATATGATGCCCATAAGGATTTTAATGTTAAATGGGAGAGTAATGGCGACAATACAGTTATAGATAACTGCTATAACATGAATTTTTATTTTTCAAACAATCCGAATATTACTTTCCGAAATGGTATACAATGCGGGGTATATTTATATTATGCTAACGCTTTTGTTTTTGGGCTTCATAATGAAGATACCGTTCACTATAAAATAAGATTACAAGATTCTACATCTACCTTTATAAAATGCTATTTCCATAGAAATCCTCTAAATGTTGATGAAAAGTCAATATTTACATTTAAAAGAGAATCAAGTTCAAATTTTCTAATAATACAGGATTGTGTATTTAATAATCATGGATATGTAAAAGACCAGGTCTATATACAAGAACCTACCTGCATATATGTCGAAAGCAAGAATGCGGATGTTAGAATTATCAATAGCTATGTTAGTGTATCATCAAATCATGGTGATATATACTACAAACAAAATGTATTCATAAAGGAGAAAGGTACTATATATGAAGTTCCGTCTATGAACGGCAGATATTATAATGGAATTGTATGCGCTTCATCTATAACCAATAAGTTGTCATATTATTTTTATGAAAATAATATCAGTTTAATCCCGGCAAAAAGGATATATTTTACTTATAATAACACACTTAGAATAGGTGATTATAAATACGAATTATATGAGGTCTTGGATAAGGCACGCAAGATAATAACAAAAAGATCTCACTCTTACAGTATAAATAGGCTGGAAAATGATAAGGTTATCCGATTATATTTGTTCTCTACAATATATTCAAATTCAACAGCAATGTTAAGAAGAACATTCAATTCAGATGAAAGACATAAAATATATTTACCGCTATTGACTTGTGGTACTGCTATATTAATTGATGACGGGGAAACTATTGTCGGCAATCCGACTAAATGGGAGATTGATGATAAAGACGAAAAATATAACACAATAGACGAACAATCACCTGTTGGGTTTGTATACCAGAATAATGGTATGAATGTCACTGTATTATTGAAAGAGATACCAACAGAAGGCCAGTGGGTAGCAGGTGATTCCGCATATGTAAAAGGTCATAAATATCAGTATGATGGAACTAATTGGCTTGATAAAAATGGTATTATAGCAAATACAAGGAAACAAGGGAATAGTGAAAATAGACCGACTAATGTTCCTGCTGGCTTTTATTATTTTGATACTTCCCTTAACAAACCGGTTTGGAAAAAGAATGACGATACTAATGAGTGGGTAGATGCAACAGGGAGCAGCGTATGAAAGACTTTTTAAGAAGTGAGTTATTACATTTTTAAATAACATCAACTATTATTGGTATGAAAAATAACATCTTAGGTGCGGTGGTCTATCTATCCACCGCTATAGTATTCGGTGGCAGCACTGCACTGCTGATGCTCTTTATAAAGGAAAACAGCGACCGTTGCCACTACTATAACGGCAAGTGGAACAAAACAGACTTGCTGTGTGGAGCTGTCGCAATATGTGCAGGCGTGGTGGTTAATCATTATCTGTTGAAGTTATGAAGAAGTTAGTGTATATAGTGTTTCTTGTGTTGACGGTGTGTTCTTGTAGAACGAGGACTGTTTATATGCCGGTTGAGACAAAGGTTCTTGACAGTGTGGTTTTCCATGATACTACATTTCAAGAGAAGCTGATACCGTACAAGGACAGCGTATCTGTTGCCGATACAACGTCATTCCTTCGCAATCCGTATGCCTACAGCTATGCTTCATTTAGCAACGGGATATTGAACCATTCATTGGGCATTTATCCTCATGCTACGGTAACGGTCAAAATGCCGTATTTTATCGAAAAGATAAGAAGGATTGAAGTGCCCAAACCTTATCCGGTAGAGAGGGAACTGTCGTGGTGGGAAAAATTTAAAATCAATTACGGTGGTGTCAGCATTTCGATAAATCTGACATGTGTTTTGTTCGTAATTGTTTGGCTCACCATAAAGATAAGAAAGAAATTAACGATGTAGAAGTTGTCTTGTAGCTGACACTCTTTCGGGGGCTTAGAGTAAAAAGAAAGCCCCCAACGAAATCACGTTGATATTGCCACATAAAAACATGATAAAGCATAAGACCCTTTCCGTTGGAGGCTTTAATATCTTCAACACGGTATCTTATGCTTTGTTCGTATATAATCAAATATTTTATGTGGCAGGGCAAAGATAAATATAAAATTCAGAAAAACTATGTGTAAGTCAGAAATCTTTGCCGAAACAATCAATCTAGTGGCGCAGGAGACCGAAATTCCCGCCAGCCGAATACTATCTTCGGATAAGGATACGGAAACCGTAGACGCCCGCTATCTGCTTGTACAGTTGCTTGTTGAAAGGGGAATGTACCCTTCACAGATAGCTCCTAAAATTCACAAGACCAAACGCGCGATAAACTACATGATTTCCAATTTTCAAGAACGTATGGAAGGCGGGAAAATGTTGAGAATATATTGGGAAAACATTAGGAAAGCGTTGGGAAACAACTGATTTCATGGCAGTACCGGTATTTATACTTTTGTGATGCGGTTGATTTTGACCGTAATACAAAATATAAATCTCTATGGAAAGAACGTATGTCTTCAACCAAGACGGGAACAACGGAAATGGTGGCGGAAGCAAATTCGACATCATGGCTATGTTGCCCAACTTGATGGGAAGCAAGGGTGTAGACCCCGGACTTCTCGCTTTACTGAACCAGGGACGTGGCAGCCAAGACCAATGGGGCGGCTCGTGGTGGTTCATCTGGATTATCCTGCTATGGTTCTGTTGGGGCGGCAACGGCTTTGGCAACCGCTTTGGCAATGGTGGAGGTCTGCCTGCCGAGCTTAACGGTGATGTCGGTCGTGAATACCTGATGTCAGCCATTCAGGGCAATGGCAATGCCATCAACCAGCTTGCTTCTTCTTTGAACTGCTCTACCCAACAGTTACAGAGCGCCCTGTGCAACATCCAGGGGCTTATCGCCAATGTGGGCAATCAGGTCGGCATGTCTACCCAGCAAATCATCAACGCATTCCAGTCCGGCAATCAGGCTGTTCTTACTCAGATTGCAGACTGCTGCTGCAAAAATCAGGCAGCAATTGAGCGTCAAGGGTATGAAAGCCGCTTAGCAAGCTGCGAAAACATGAATACGCTTACGCGTGCAATGGAGGGTAATACGCGTTCTTTAGCGGATGCTTACCGTGAAGGCTTCCAAGCACTTGTAGCAAAAATGGATGCGGCAGAGGCGCGTCGTCAGCAAGAAGCGTTGGCTGCTAAAGACGCTGAAATCTCTACTTTGAAAGGTGAAATTTCACAGCGTAATCAGAATGCAACTATTCTTGGAAACGTAACGCAACAAATTGCTCCAATAGTAGCAAGTCTACAAACATTGCAGGGAGAGGTGGATAAAATCCGCTGTTCAATGCCGCCTACAGTAGCAGTGCCATACCCGCAATTGCAAGCCATCAACACAGACTGTTTCCGTGCTGCGGCTTTCGGTGCTTACGCCGGTGATGCAATGTATGGACGTGGCGGTTGTGGTTGTAACAACTACTGGGGTTAATTCCGGTAAGAAAGGGGGTAATTATGTGGCCTAACTTTTTTACAGGATTTCCTTTCTTGTTCCCTACTATTGGAAGGGCTAATTTCAATACCCTTCCTACGGTAGCCGTAACAGTCGGCACGGAGAACGTGACTTTGGAACTTCCTAATCATGCGTTCCGTAACAGAAGCTATGTAGGCGGTTTCTATGTCAGTCTCCGCCAGGCAATACCTGCCGGTACGACTGCTACACTCCCGATACTGATAGGGACTAATGGGGATACAAGACCGTTGCTGGCTTACAACAATGAGCCGGTGACTGTCGGCAACCTTGCCGGAACGGGTATCTACGAAATCCACTATAACAAGTATACCAACGAACTGTTCCTTGTTAACGGTGGGTATCGTCCGACAACCGCACCGGCACCGACTCCGACAGCAGAAGCAACCGCTCAAAAGAGCAAGTAGTTAACATGGGGCTTTGTGGTTGTTTCCAAAATGGAAATAGCCACTCCCCTTTAAAATCAAACCAATATGTTTCAATCACTTCGTACCAATAACCAGTTGTATATACTTCATAAGGATGCTAACCCGTTTATCGAATACGGTCCGGTAGTCAGCGTTTCCGCTCCCAAGCCGAAATATCCTATGGCATCCCCTATGGGACAGTTGCCCCAAATGGAAATGGTTGTGGATGTCGTTGTCTGTATCAACGGGCAGAACACGACTTTCCAAAATCTACCTGCTGGCATGGATATAGCCGACTTCGGACAGAACGGCAATATCGTAGTGTCATGCTCTCGTGATGCGATGAATAACGAGGTCGCTTCTATGAAACAGAAAAGCATAGACATTATCAATAGCATGGACTTCCACAATTCCGTCATTGCGGGATGTGACAAGATGCTGACGCTCTTGAACCCCGAATTTGCAGAGAAACAACGTCAGGAGCAGGAAATATCCTCTCTGAAAGGGCAAATGGCGGAAATGAGCAAGAACATGTCCGACCTTATGGAATTGAACAAACGGCTTATGGAACAGCTCGGAGTTGCTGAAACATCTAAAACAAAGAAATAATATGGGAATGTGGGAAATATTGGAAGAAGGACGCGGAGAATATGACCGTGACTTCGGTATGAGAGGCGGTAATCCTATAGAAGAAGCCTATAGAGAGGGTTGTCGTCATGGTTACGAGAAAGCCATGCGTGAGATGCAGGGCGGTGAAATGGGCTATCGTAACAGCGGTGGTTCACGCGGTGGAAGCTATAGCGGCGGCTCAGATATGGGCGAACGCCGCATGCCGGGTTACTTCCCGGAATATCCGGTTTACAACGAACGCCGCGATTCACAGCCTTACGGTGATGATATGGGCGAACGCAGACGCAGACGCGCCAACGGAGAGTTCATGTAATGGAGAGGGGATTATTCCCCTCTTTTGCCAATCACTTAAAATCAGGAAAATATGAAACAAAGATTAGATACATACGACAGAATACCGCCTGCAATGGCTGACTATCTCAGCCAGTACGGATGGCATTTCAGCAAGAAGATGTGCCTATGGGCTGTTTCCCGCATGAAGATGGAAAACAAATCTACGGGTAAAGAAGAAAAGCTGGAGCCAATCAGCAAAGAACAGGTAGAGGAGCTTCTTAAAAAGTACAGTGTAAACTTGGAGAAGGATGCAGGGTACGACAGCGTTTACGTGGCAAACATGGCGAAGTCGGATTACTACAAAAGTTCTATCACTGACGAAGCACATCTCGCATTGTTCATTAAGGATTACATAGATGATGTGGACGCTTACAATGGAATGCCTTTCACTCGGTTCTATGCCGACTGCATAGGCTCCGGCAACCCTATCATGTGGGAACAGATGATGTAGCCTATGATAATACAGGAATTTTACATACCGGATTATGATTGGGAAGTGCGTGTATATTATGCGGTGGACTGCTATTATACCGACCGCATCATCGCCGACCTTCAGCGGGTGGGATGCAGGGGGATGGATTTGGTGAATGCCTATAAGAACATGCGCTCCTGCAATCTGAATACGGGTATCACTTACTCCAATATCCAAAACAGGCAAACCGTAATGGTTATAGCCCTTACTTCTTCTCCGGCAGAGTTTCAAAACTCTTTTGACCATGAAAAGGGGCATCTATGCCGGCATATCTCACGGGCGTTCGGCATCGACCCATACGGGGAAGAGGCGCAGTACCTTAGCGGATATGTGGGACAGAAGATGTTCCCGGTAGCGAAGAAATTTTTGTGTGAACATTGTAGACGTAGCTTATGTGGAAAATAGTACAAGCCATTTTATCAGGCAAATCACGGGAAGAAGTATATAACATGCTTTCTCCCGAACAGAAAGAGACGCTGAACAGCCTTGCCGCGGCAAATGGTATAAACCGCCAACAACGTAGAAAACTTGAACGTGATGCGAAAAAGGGATTACATAGATGAACTGCTTGAATTGGCGGACAATGTCCTTTACATGGACTATTGCCGCCTTTTCCGGGTTATCCAATGGAACGTTTAGAACGCCTTGAACGGGTTCTCCATTGGGTTATACCGCTTGCCGTTTTGGTGAGGGTATTAGCTTGGTGTCTCTAATTCTTTTGCTTTAACCGTATGATTTCTGCCCCACATTACTGCGTTATACAGCGAAGTGGCATACATCTTAATCTCATCCTTGCTTTCAAGGAAATCAACCTTAGAAGCTGCTATCATAGCCTCTGTATAAATCTCTTTGTTTAAAATATTATTCTCTTTCATATTATCTGCATTTAACTTTTGTAAGTCCATACTTAGCCAATCTTAGATATATTGTCCTCACACTCACATCCAACATTTCAGCCATTCTGCGGGGCGGTATCTTTTCTTCCTTGTACAACTTGGTAATGTTTTCTTCCGAAAGCGGGTCAACGAAAGGTTTCTTTGGCTCTGTTATCCCCATCCGTTTACGTGCTTTCGCTGCATATGCTTCATTTTGTTTGTCTTTTGTGACATAAATAACGGTGGTCTTGTTAAGGCGTAGAGGGAACAGCCTTCTTTCCACTTCCTTGTGTTGTTCGGCAAGGCTTTCCGCATCACCGTTGACAGTAGTGTCAATCTTCTTGTATTTGTCCGGGATACGGGAATGTCTGTCTCTGATTATTCTGTCTGCTTTTCTCATGACTTCTTTTGAACGGTCGTTTGACAACTCATTTAGTTTTTCAAAATTAAACCCCATACATAGTTTCTTTTGCGTAGCGTTTCAATTCTCCAATGGAAAACAATCTCTCTTTCTCGTAAATCCCGGCTGCACTATGTTCAAGACTACATCCATTGGAATAATGCCACCCTTCGAGGAATATTACAGCATCACATTGGAGCAGGGCAGTAATGTCCCTGCCTATATGCTCTTCGTAACTCGCGTCCGGATTTGAAGATACCTCTAAGGGAGATACAGCTTCAAAACCAAGTTGTTCTATCAACTCGGAAGCAGATTTGCATCTTTTCTCAACATCTTTTATGTCATACCCTGTGATAGGCAGACTGATATATACTTTCTTTTTACTCATAACATTATTTACTCTTCAATTTATCAAGGAACTCACTATCTCTCGAATAATCCGCACCGATAGCCTTTTTGCTTTCAATAATCTGTTCCAAAAGGGTTATAGCTTCCTTTTTCACTTCTTCCACTTCATTATAACCGCAGGCTTTATCAACCAACCGCTCCATAGTCGATTTAGGCTTGGAAAGAGCCTCATTCAACTTTCCTAATCGCCAGTAGCAGTAATCAATTGTGGCGATGTGTTCCAGTTTATTCATAGGTATTTCTTTTCAACAACTCAATGTTTCTTTATGTAATCGACTAATTGAGAACCTAAGTCATGGAATTGAGAAAGCCCACTAAACATAAGACTGGCACTCATACCGCTGTGACCTTGGTCGATGAACATTTGCAAGCAGTTCTTGAAACGTTCTTCTTGAGGCTTATCTGTATTGAGTTCGGATATAAGTTTCAACAAGCAATCGAGTTCAAACCCTTTATAGAGGTCGTTCAATCGTATAGGAACAATCTTATCCCAATATTCAAGATGTTTATTTGGAATAATGCCACGTGCTCTTTGCCGGTATTCTATTGTCAGTTGCGGGATTTTGGCGTGGAACTCAGCTTTCCTTCGTAGATATTCGTTATGTTCATCCTGAAAATCCTTGTCGAACTCTGCCTTTGTCTTTCTCGTGACCTTCAAATACATTTCATCAAGTGCTTCACTTGAATACAGTTCTTTGCCATTGAATTTACAAAAACAATCTTCACCAGTTTCCTGCTTGAATTTCTTCAACTGTTCGTATGCGTAGTCAATGTATACGCCAGGATACATTTCTATTTCTTTCATAATCAATACTTTTTTCCATGTTTGTTTTCTCTCAATTCATTGTATCCATATTTATTCTGTTTTGAGCCATACGGCAGACGTCCAACCGCCGTATGGCAATATTTATTTCTTCATTAACCCAATGCGCTCTTTCAAAGTAAGAATGTAGTCGTGCATCTGTACTTTTTGAACCTCCATTAAAGTGATCTGATTTTCACCAGCTATTTCAACAGCATCTTTTCGGCCAAGAAACAGGACTAACTTATTATGTTTGTCCATCAACTCATTATATTCGATATACATACGGTCAAGAGGAGTATCAGCTACCTTGTATGCCTTTTCAAATACATCTTTAGGCGACCAGCTTTCATATCCATCTTCATAACGAACATGATAACCCTCATCGTCAAAATTTTCCGTTGACGGCTTTTCTCTGAGGAGATGTTTTCCCCACGCATCACCTCTTGTTATAGGTTCGGCTTCAATTTGTTTTGTTCCAATATACTTTTTCATATCAATATGGATTTTACAAAGCCCGTCCAAGGCTATTTAATTTATTTCTCTTGTCGTAATTACTCATACGGGGACATTTCCCGTCACACCGTATGTTCACATACATATTACTTGTCATACTCGATATGAATGACTTTTTGTAGCACTGCCCACTGTAGGGGCTGTAATGCTTGCAGTGTTCCTGGTATTCTTTTCTATTCATGGTTAATCAACTAATTCAAATTCGTAAACGAAAACATAAGGGTTAGACTTCCACGTTCCTTTGCCGGATACTTTATCTATCAGTTCTGCGAATGCGTCACGAGGATCATTGTAGTCGGGTATATCTGCGTAATGGAATGAATAAAAAGGAATATCCTTTTGTCCAGCATCCCATTTAAAAATTCCTTCTTTTAGGCAATCTTCATCGGATATGTCCTGCAACCGCTGCATCCTCACCTTGGTTATGCGTATCCAGTGCGGCATGATGTCGGCGCGGACGAACATTTTGTTAGTCCAACCGGAGGCATCTTTAATGTGGGGATAATAGCCGGCTTCTTCCTGTAATGGCTCTTCGGGAGAATAGCCCAAATCTTTATAGGACTGCGCTATTGCAACAACTTCTCCTTCTTTATACTTCGGTTTTATCCACGGAGTAGACTCTTCCGGATTATCCTTGTTCCTCCAACAATAAGCAAGCCACAAAGGGTGTTTTTCGGGTTCATCTTCCAAAAGAAGAACTGTAGGAAAGCATATCTCACTGTTTTTGTATGGTGGCTGAATGGCAGCCATCCTTCTTGTCTGCGTCTTCCGACCATCCAATACAGCCTGTGTTAGGCTATATTTATCATTGAACATTATCTTCTTCATTGTATCTTTCTTTTAACTCTTTCAAAACAATCTCCATGCCTTCATCCAGTCCTTTCTTGTAGCCTAATATATGCTCACCTATGTTGTAAACCAAGCATCCTGCAACGATAAGAATAACTCCTACAGTCCTATGCCAATAGAGAAAGGATACACTGAACGGTGAGAATGTCAGTCGGAAGTGACCGATGAATAATGCTGATATGATGAATATCGCAAGAAAAAATATTAGGTTTGCTTTCATAATCATATAAGTTTTAATATTTCTCAAAATTTGGGATTTGTAAATAGAAAGAGTTTCGAGACATGGGAAGCCAACACTTTTGCTCCTCATTGCACGTATTCCAATTATCTTCCCCAAATTCATCATTTAATGCTTCCACTATCTTATAGGCTACATCTTTTACAAAACGAGTATTAAGTATCCTCTTGCCTTTAATAACGATTGTAGGTGTATAGAGTGAAATTTTATACTCCCCACCGTTTTCTATCGACCAGCTACCTTGTGCTACTGTAATGTGCGGATTGGTTTCATTCTTATACTCTTGTACTATACTTAGATAGCCATTAAAATAGTTGGCTATTAGTTCCGACTTATATACTTTTAGCCCCGTTGCTTTTTCTAAAAGTTTTCTAAGCCTATAAGCATCATTTACAACAGGGTCCATTCTCATATAAGTTTTAAAGTTTCTTGTATTCCGGCTTCAAGTGCTTCCTCGTAGCTTTTATAATGCACCAAAGGCCTGTCGGATAATCCCACTAAATCATGGTTCGGTATTGTTAGTATATCATATATCCAATAGTCTCCATACATATAGGATACTTCAACGTGTAGCTTCTTGGTTTCACGCAGCCACTTTTGGGCGATATACAATGTTGGACACAAAAATTCAACAGGTTCGCCATCTATTTCCGTACAACACGACATACTTTGCGGAAGGTCATATTTTGTAATAACCTTATTACGGTCTATTAGGTGTTCACACTTCCAATTGAAGCCCTTGTCTTTCAGCAGCTTCGCAGTCTCTAATGTTACAAGTTCTTCGGTCATGGCTATTGTCTTTTCAAATTAATAATCTTCGTTTCGTAGTTGCCAACCCCCTTTTTATGGGTACGGATAATCACTATACTATCATTGAGATAAGTCACGCTTCCCTCGTTTGTACGGTGTTCTATAGGGTATTCTCCAGAGTTATTGCACCCGAATAGTGCAACTGTTGCCAAAATGATAATTATTTTCTTCATACTTTAAAGTGTTCAATCAGTTCGTTTACGGTAGCCTTATGATAATATGATAAGTTAAAATCATTAGGCATCCCATAGAAATCCATTCCAGGTAAACCGCCGTCAGAGCCATCCCGGTATATACCCCAATCGCCCTTGCCATTGGTGAATAGTTGATTATCATCTGTATCATCTCTCAATGAAACGATAGCTAAGAAAAACTCCTCGTTGGTTCCACAATCAATTCTTCCTTTCTTGGTGACAGTATCTACATCATATACCACTCCATATAAATTACCATAAGACGTTATGATAGCCTTTCCCTCTTCGATACTTTTATGACTTCCCTTGCCGTCATAATTATGTGCATCTAAAGTTGTATCACCAGAATTAAGGATTTCATATCCCAACTCTTCCAGTTTCTTTCTAAGTTCCTTTGTATTTTTGCGTATAAAACACGGTGTTGTAAATCCCATAGTCATTTCTCCTTATCTATCTTAATATCTGTCACTTTGCCACGATTGATAAAACCGCCACAGCTAAACAAATCGGTTATACATGCTGTGTAGTTCACCTCTGCGCATTTCTCGTATAGAGAGCATGAGGCGCAATGAATATTATCTTGCACCGCTTCATGCAACACCCCCTCTATTATTATTCCGTTCTTTATTTCCATAGTTATAACGTTAAGGTTATATTGGTTTTTATATGCTCTATGGGGGAAGCAGCTAACGCAGATTTATCCTTTTCTCTGCATATATAAAACATGTTGCTGACTTTTAAACCCGTTTCGGCTTCAAGTTTTTCCAGAATATGAGCTATCTCCATTTCGGCTTTCGCTTTCTTGTTTTTTGCTTCTTCTATATCCATGGTTATTTCCCTTTCAATTTCTTTATTAGTGCATCGGCTGCTCTCAAGGAACCTATTGCAATATCATCATAAGTTTCACTGTCATCGTTTATTCCTAAAGCAATACAATACCCTTGCATAGCGGATTTTGCCAATTCATAACGCCTTTGCTCCCAATCAATAGTTTCAAAATTATCAAAGAAGTCGAGTTCTGACACTTTGAAATACCTACCTTTCACTAAGGCAGTCCCAACGTCGAATAAGCCTTCAACCTCTACAATCTCTCCAGTCTCTTTTATTCTCGCTTTCATTATTTACCCTCCTTTTCAACATATCCGTTTTCAATACACCAGCACAACATATCGTAAGCCACATCAATAATATTTTCAGACTTTTTCGAGATAAGTTCTGTAGCATCAGATTTATAGTAATATATATCCCAATATCCACAAGACGGTTCAATGCAAATCTTATAAAAATCGGAACTTATAATTATAAGTGTCGGTAGCTTATCGAGAATATCCTGCAAAGTGTAAGTGGAAATTATTTCCCAAAATGCACTATCTCGTTTTTGATTAATTACATCTTCATATATTTCAAGTTCCCATTTTGCATTTTCATAAGACAGAGCGTAACACCAACACATGCTTCCATCGCTTGTGTCCAGCCCAAGCTCCTGCAAATGTGTCATCTGTTCGACTAATAATACTTGTTTTGATTTCATAATTCCTCCTCCAATTTTTCCAAAAGTTCCTTGGATAACATTTCACAGTAATAAATATTGTCTATCATCGCGTCGTTAGAACTCACATCCGCCTTAAACCTCTTAACGAGTACCCATCCATACCACTTTTTCACTTGAACGTCAAAAATATGGCCATATACTCCATGTGTCTTAATTCTGTACTTTTCCATCTCTTGTATTTTTCTCGAAACATTTCACATCCGGATAGAACCAGTCCAAACTACCAGCTATCCCGTCCAGCCATAAAGCACATACATATCCGCGAGAACGGTTCTCTCTATCTACCACATGGAGATAATGCTTGCATTTTTCACAGCAAATATTGTTGGTTTGTTTATCCATAATTCAGTCTTCTTTCTCTTTAATCCGTTCCAGTACATCCTTGTTGACTTCGAGTGTCTCATCGAAAGAGGGGATGGGAAACCATGCAACAACATCATCTATCACTTCATCATAATAGCCGCCATTACTTTTCATCCATTTGTTTTCAGATGAAAAATACGCTTTGAATATATCACCATTCATAACCATTACAATACAATCGCCAGATGTGTCACAACCAGCCTTGTCCTCAACGCTTATCCACGGAGATTGCTTTGCCTGCCATTCGGCACCTTTCTTAAAAGCCCGTAATGCAACCGATTTTGCCAATGCCTTGATAGCTATACTGTCTCTTTCATCATAGGCAAGCTCTGCATCTTTATTATATGTACTTTCACTCCAATGAGTGCGGGCTGCTTCTTCTACTGTCTGTTTCATCATTGTTAGTTTTAATTATTTATTAATAACCACCGCCATCGTACTTATAGATGTCCCACTTTTCTTGAATTCTCCGGCGCCGATTTCAAATACTTCTCCACGTACATCTTCCAACCATTGGCGGAAGTCGACACATTTCTTTTCCGAAGCGAATTTCCAGTGCGGGCTGGTAATGGCTGCGAGCGTTCCGCCGGCTTCTAAATGTTCATACATCATTCTCACATGCTCTATATCCTGATTGTTTGAGAAAGGCGGGTTGGCAATAATCTTGGTATAGCTTCCTACGCTGTCCTTTGTAAAATCTTCATCAAGCAGTATCACATTTTCCAACGAATGCAAAAACTCTCTGTTTTCCGGCATCAGTTCATAGCATTCTACTGTTACGGAAGGACAAGCCCTATGAATGGCTTTAATGAGAGCACCACGACCGGCACTCGGCTCCAATACCGTATCATTTTCATGTATTCCGCCGGCAAGCATGACCAGCCAGTCCGCCACCTCAGCCGGCGTTTCAAAAAACTGGTAATCCTGTTGCAGGTTGCATCGCTTACCCTCGTGAAGAATACTAAACACACGTTCCGCATTAAATGGGAAAGTAAAACCTTGCACCTTTCCACCTTGCCAGGAACCGCCGGCTTCCTCAATCCACTTCTTAGCCTCAGCATACGATTTCTTGTTGAATTGCACATTGGGAAGTTTCAACAAACCGTTCTCCAAGGTACAATGCCGCAATATCTCTTCAACGCTCCAGCTTTTCCCGCTGTCAGCTGTACCTTTCTTGCTTTCTTTGTTCTCCTCAATGCCTAACAGTCTGTTCAATGATTTTTGTACACCGATAGCAATGGAGGCATTGACTGACATCCACTCCAGTATGGCTGTCAGAAACTCGGTGTCTACATGTCCGGTCTCGTCATAAATGGTTTCCTTGTCAATCAGGCTCGGAAGCTGCTTGAATGGTTCAAGGCTACCATGTAACGTTTCGATTAAAATCTCTTTTTTGTTCGTCATAACTCTTTTGTAAATAAATTCTTGTTGTGTCCACACTCCCATGGCCGAGAAGGTCGGCCAGTTGAATGACATCCTTATTTTTTTTCAGGAACATTTTTGCGAAAAAATGCCGGAAGGCGTGCGCGTGCATCTTCCTTGAGTCAATACCGCAATGTTTGCCCCATGCTTTCAAATGTTGTGAAAAACCTCGTTGAGTTAACGGGCCGAATTTCCCAACAGCGAGAAGTCCTGTTTTGCCAGCCTCTTTCATGTATGCCATTGCTTCCTGTCTCAACTGTTTTTGGAAAAAGAAGCGACGGTATTTATTACCTTTACCGCGAAGCGTAACCTCACCTGCCGCTATGTCTTCCCACGTGAATTGTTGGAATTCTGATAGACGTGCGCCCGTTGTACCCAGTACCTTGATAAAAAAGTAGTAATCTTTGTTGGATTTCGTTTTCAGAAAATCCAGTAGGCGGTTGTACTCCTCTTCTGTCGGGACGTTGTTTACATCGAGCTTGCGCTTCATCTTAGGCCTTTTAAGTTCTATCGGTTTCTTTAACCATTTCGAGAACTTTTCTAAAGCGGTGATACGCAAACGGATAGTTTGCGGGGATAGTGATTTCTCTTCCAAAGTCCATATAAACCTCTTGCAGTTTTCCATACTTATATCATTGGCATATTCAAAGTATTGTTTCAAAGAGGTGTGGTAAATATCTACAGTATGCGAAGAGTAATCATTGCTATCGGTAAGCCATACTATAAAATCATTCAACAGTTTCCTGTTCTTTTCTGAAATGGTATCAAGCCTCTCCAATGTCTTTATTTTCTTTTCCCGACGGTTATACCCGATTTTAAGGTGGAATAATAAATCACAAATGGCTTCACTCATCAATGGATAACGTGCCCCAATATTGGCATTTTCACGCTTATAAGCCAGATAACCACGGCGATTGACTTCTTCGGCACTTTCAAGAAAATCCGTTACATATTTGATATATTTGCCGATGGTATCATAAGTTCTACTTGTTGTATACAAGTAGGAAATATAATCGGTTAAAATCTTTTGCCTGTCATTATTCATTGCTTATTCCTTTTTCTTGATTTAATCTTGATTGGATTGTTTTTTGTTCCGGTACCGAACAATTCTAAGCGGAAACCGTGTATCCGGAGCCAATATTTAAAAGCGGGGATAGTTGTCTGTTTCATAATCAATGACTTTTAATTTTCTTATATTTACCACACTTCTTGCAGAAATAGTGACGGACGGTGTACCAACTGCTATCACCCCAATCATCAACAGCTTCAACTCTCCTCTCAAATAAGTATTCCCACTCGTGGCAACAGAACCATTTCTTTATAATGGCATCAATTAAATGCTTCATAACCAACTGTTCTCCTTTACAATTCTACCATCGTCTAACAACGTGTATAGTTTACCCTTATATGCCAGAGCGAAACACCATTGGCGGGCATACTTCAAATACTGATGCAATTTGTATCTATGCTGGTATTTCTGCATCTCTTTTTCTATTCTTTTCTTCATGTTCTTCGATTTAATATTTCCCTTTCAATGATTTTCTTTGCATTAAAGCCGAATAAGCCTTTCTTTTGCTCATGAAAATCCGCAATAGGTATTTCGTTTATATAGTAATAGAAAGCTTCGTAACCGTCTGCAAAGTTGCGAGCAAGAAACCCATTAGGGTGAGTGTTCATATATCTTTCAACGGCTATTATCACTCTTTGGGCATAACCGGGAAACATCTTAAACTCTAATTGCATCTGCTTGTAATTGCAGAGAGGACAGCCGACACAACCGTGACGGCTCAAATTATATGGAGCGTCATAATACTTTGAATATGGCAATCCGTATTTTCGGATATAGCTCCAAACATCTTCTTCCGACCATGTAAGAATAGGAAGAATATGTTTGGCGCCTTTCATCCACTTACGGGTGTCACACTGTTCTGGTTCATAATCTTTCCGGTTACGACTTTCCGAAGCCCTCATGCCCTCAATGCTTCTTTTTCCAATGCCATACCGTTCTTTTAACTCCTCGCAGCAGAACCGACGTAAACGAGAGGGAAAACCTTTCTCCTCAATCAGCTTAAAGAAAGATTTCTTTGGGTGCATTATCTGAACTTGTGGATAGTTTTTCTTTATAAAGTTGATTGTTCCGGGTGGGTCTACTGTAGTATTGGCATATATTGCATCATATACAATGCCCGCACGTTCGGCAAGGTCAAGTATGACGACGCTATCTTTTCCACCTGAAAAGCCAAGATTTAGAGGCTTATCCTGATATATACTTCGAAGGAAGTCTATTGATTGTTGTTCTTTCTTATCCATTTACTCTATTTCTTTTATTCCGTTCCCGATTGTCTTCCGAAACACACATCTCGCACCATGATGTCTTTGTTCAGAACCACTCTTCATTCGCTCCGACCTCTACCGAAAGCCAGTCCATGAGGAGAGTTATAAGGTTATAAATAGGTTTCATCTCACTAAACTTTTATCGCGTTGTCAATATTATCCGCATCCGACAGCTTTCTTACCAGCACATCAAACGCTGCTGTGCACCGCTCTGTGTTCATATTGACCGTTTTCCCGATTTTCAAACAGTCGGAAGCAAGGTTCATCACCCTTGCCACATTTGAAAGCTTCAGGTATTCCAACGTAAACCCGTTGAACCGTGCATCTTTCTTCCGAAGTTCTTTAATCCTTTCGTCAAACAGGATGCAGGCGTAATCACACAATGTCCTTGCAAGTTCGAACCTTGCAATCTCTGCGGAATGGGATATGCCGTTATCGTCAAGAACCTGCTTGAATTGCCAATACAACATATCCACGTGCTTGTTCACTTCTTCCGTATACTTGTCGTTGCAGTCGGCGAAAAACTCGCTCCGGTCTGAACCGATAACGCTGTTTACAGTACGCTCGTATTCCTTTCTTGCCTTATCGGCATCATTCAAATACCGCTTGAATGCCTGTTTGTAATAAGGCGTTCTCTTCATCGCATGCAGACACTCGATAACCTGCCCGCAACAGATGTCGTTCGTGAGCAATATGTTGTAGGTGCACAGAACTACAAGACTCTCATACTTGCTGATTATCTGATTTGCCGTGTCGGTGGTCATTGCCTTGCGTGTTCTGCCTTGTTCATACTCTTGTTTCTGCTCTCTTTTGCAAGTTCATCAATCATGCGCTGATACTCCAATTGTTCGATTTTCTTTTCAATCTCTATGTCCATAATTATTTTTTCTTGAATTTCTCACATATCCTGCCGTATCTGCCACAAGCGCACACTCTATGGCTTCTAATTTTACAAAAGCATGAATTCTCGATAAAGTCTGTGGCGTATGAGCATTGGCGGCAGTGGACGGGGGAGAGGGGTTCTTTTTTCTTTGCCATTATGTTCTGTTAGAAAGGCTGTTCTTCTTGGATAGAATCATTCATATTACCAATTGGCACACAATCCAAATCGTAAAATCTGGTTGTTGATGCGTCAAATCCGCATATGAATTTCAATAATCCTATATTACGTCCTTTGGCAATATCAATCATGGCAGTACCTTTTGTGCTTACATTCTTAAATTCATCCGGATAAGGCTTATCTTTTACTTCCGGACGATATATGAGAATTACCACATCGGCAGCTTCCGCTATCTGTCCGCTATCTCTAAGCCGTGCAAGAGTAGGAACCGGATTCAGATTGTCCCTGTTTAATTGGGAAAGGGCAATAATCCATATATCCAAATCTTTTGCCAAGTTCTTCAATCTTCTCGCTACATCACCCATCTGCTGCTCCTTATTAGCACCTTTCATGTTGACATTCAATATTTGCAGGTAGTCAATCACGGCACCGTCAATATCATGCTTTATCTTCATGTAACGGATAGAGGATATAATCGTGTCTATGTTTGATGTACTCCGGTCGTCAAAGTATATGCTTTTCCCTGCAATATTTCCAACCCCTTTGTCAATGGCCTGTATCTGTGAATCGGTAAGTCTCGAATACATGATTTGATTGGCTGGTACTCCACTTTCCATAGAGAGAATACGAGCTGCGATTTGCTCTTTTTTCATCTCCATTGAATACATGGCTATCTTTGCATCCGAACAGGTCGCATTTCGCATCATAGACACTGCCAATGAGGTTTTTCCCTGCGATGTTTCACCTGCAACGATTATCAAATCAGATTTCTGCAATCCTCCGGATTTGGCGTCTATCTTCTCAAATCCTGTTGGTGTTCCAGTCAGTGGCTTGCTGCCGGATAGGTTCTCGTTAATCATTTTGTACACATTTTCAATTCCTTCATTTATCGAAGAAACGGTGGTACTGCTCGACTTGAACAATGAAGCCATATCTTCATTGACCCTTTTTGCCACATCTTCAATATCTTCTGCCTCAGTGTATGAGTTGGAAACAAGATATTGTCCGATTGAATAAAACTTCCTTCGTATGTGTAAATCTTGAAGTCTTGAAGCGTATTGGTAAAGGTCAAATGTATGACACGATACAATATTCATGTATTCAACAATGTCGAACTTTACTCCGTTTTCTTCCAATTTACCCTTTACGAAAACAAGGTCAGCTCTATTCCCTGATGATACAACCTGAAGCACCGCCTTGTATATCTCCGCATGGAACGGATTATAGAAGCATTCTTCGGTTAGAATATCCCTTACCATTTCTATGGCATCACGCTCTGCTATGATAGTACCGAGAACGATTTTCTCTGCTTCCTCATCACGTAATTGTACATTAACTTCCATTTTGATATTCAATTTGTTTTAAGACAGCATAATACAAGACATCCCATTTAGAACGTATGTCTGACCTGCCTTCAATGGTGCGCAATGCGCTTTTAAACATCTCATTCCCGTATTTACCCCGTAGTAGCAAGAACTCTTCTTCGGTAGGCAGCCGCATATTTGAAAAACAATACGGAGCTTGCCTCTTGATGTACGACAAGAATTGGTAGTACCCTTTCTTGTCCTCTTTGACAGACAACAATAACTGTTCGTTCGCCGCCTTATATATGTCCGTTTTGGACTTCCCGAGTTCAATATCCAGCCACCTAACAAAATGAGCCATGCCGTCTTTAGGGCTTTTACGGACTTCTCCCTCATTTTGAAGTTTTTCAAAGAATTTTTTGAGATATTCCTGGAAATGTTCCAGGGTAAAGTCCTGATGTCCGGCAGACCTCTTGTTTATTACAACGGTTTCTATCCATGAACTATTGGCAGATAATTCCTCATAACATTCTTTTAGAGGCTTGTCTGATATTTCCGGGAGAAAAGCATCTACTTTATCTCCGTTAGGAGATTCATTAACATTAACATTATCATTAACAGTTAGATTTGTTGCGTCTTGATAGCATTTGTTAGATTTGCTATCATTTGTTAGATTTGTTACATCTTTATTGTAGCGTTTATTCATTGCTTTTTTCCCCGCTTCGCTTCGTTTTGCCACAATATCATTGTACTTGCAGGTATTGTAATCTATTTCTTTTTTAATGAAGGAGAATGCCATTTTAGCCATTGGTTTCAGCTCCAAAATTGTCCCCGATGCAACATACTCAATGATTGCATCGTACACTTCAAGTCTGACCTCCGATGGGTAACCTAATAGTATCTCTTGCCATTCAACATTAAAAATGAAAGATTTCTTTTTTGCTTTTTCTACCATTTTCTTTACTGCTGTAATTGTCGGAAATAAATAAACGCTTTCTATCCATGTATAAATGCAAAATGTTCATCTCCCCGCTTCGGGGACATTTCGGTATATGCTCTATCTCTTTGACAACTTCTTTGATTGAGGGAACTTTAAAGCTATCTTTTATTGTTATCATACATCTTTCAAATAGTCTTCCACCACATTGATAAACTCGTCAAGTGACCGAACAACGACATATTTGGCGCCGATACTTTCAAACTCCTTCTGATAGGCTTTCTGATTCTCCGACTGCCTGCCTGTTTTAGTCTTTAATTCTACCCCACAGAAAGGATAAAACTTATTCGGTATAAGAAGTATCAAATCGGGGAATCCTGCACGAACGCCCATCTGCTTGAACTTTGCAGCTTCAATGGAATTGCGTTTTCCGCCATTTGGAGAGTGATGGAGAGTTAGTCTATATTTAGGATATGCGTAATCAAACCACTTTACGCAAGCTTTTTGGAGTTTGTCTTCTAAATGTCTCATGCAAATTATGGTAGTTTTAATTTTATTTCATTGATAAGTTCTTCATTGGATATACAATAGCCGGCATTAGCTATGTCGCATAAATGCCTTTTTAAATCGGTCGGATTGTTAAATTCAATAGGTTGCCCTCCAAAAGGAGTAATGGGAATTCCTTTTTTATATACCACATGCCCTCGTTTTTCTATTTCTTCAATCAAATCTTCATCAGAGGCAACGGTCATAAAATCATCGAGATAATCTTCTATATATATGTCCGTCTCGGTTGTGATTGTAATATACTCTCTTTTTTTCTTCATATATATTTGATTTTAAGTTCCACATCCACCGGCTTATCTTTCATCATGGAGAAAGCATCGAGTATCCTCTCCTTAGTCAACTGGATAGGTCGGGTCATTATTTCACTTTCTATGTTTTCCAACGGTATCTTCTTTCCGTCATAGGTAATAAGAATCGCAGAAGTTATTACGTAAGGACTCATGTCTTGTATTGTTTCTTTATCTGCCTTGCAATCTTCTTGTTCAACTTACTTAGACGCTCTGCCTGCTTGCTGTCACCTCCAATATTATGAATGTCTGACTTTCGGTCTGCGATAAGCTTCTGAATGATTGCACCTTCGGATTTGGTTACTGTAAGTTTCATAATGGATTGTATTAGTGGGGAAGTTCCGAATCGAACAGAACACGTTATTTTGCTGGATGGTAAAGGATAATAAACTAATGAATAACTAATACTAATTTTAAAACAAAATAATTGGCAATCAAAAAGAATAACCGCCCAATACGTTCAACGCTATCATATTCCCCATTTTCTCGTCAGTCCCCGTATACAGTGCCATTGGCGTAATCCTGGTTGGGCTTGGCGAGATTGTATGGATAAAATTATTTCCCAAAAACACCTTCACAGGCTATCGCTCCCGGATAGGCGGTCAAGCCACACCGGGATAGTTAACTGTTAGCTGAAATTAAATCACTTAACCCGAACCTTTCACGGGACTTCTGCGTGAGCAGAGGGCGTTTAGTTAATAATTATGGTTATTTGTTAGGGATATACCAATCCGGAATATAATCATTCATTTTTAGCCTCACTTTCTATACTACCGTTCGGAATGACTTTAGGTTTATTTCCGGTCTTATCTATAATAACCGATTTGCCGCCAATTGTGACCTCTGTACACTGTCCCTCTGGGAATCTATTGATAAATCGAGATACTTCTGTATTACTATCATCCTCAGTCTCGTTTGGCTCATACGGATATACATCCATGATGGCGGTTTCCGTTACCGATGCAATTTGGTAGTCGGCCATTGTGCCTTTCATGCCCTCATCCAACTTCTTTACCGCATCACGCAAGTCGGCTGCCTGCACCAATACCTGGGTAGACGTTTTTTTCTCAGCACCGCTTTTCTCGTCCAATGTAATGAAAACCAGCTTGCATTTGAACCAACGGTCGGCAGCTTCCTCTTCGCATGGAAACAGTTCGCTATAGTTGGTACGTTTGATGTCCGATACCGTGAATTCTCCTGAAATAAACGGTGCCATCTCTTCGATGATACGTGCTTCTGCTTCCGTAAAACTGAGTGCATCTACCAGATAAGGTTCGGTAACTTTTTTGTTCATTCCGTTTTCCATTGTTTTTTCATAACGGATTTTACACTCAAACCATGTATTCATAATTTTCTACTTTAAATAAACGTTTTGTTTCTGTCTATTTCAATCTCCATTAATTGCAATAACCTCTCTTCATCAGGACTTGGAAGATAAACGCCGCATTCGGCACTCGCCCAATTACGAAAACGCTCAATGCTCGTTGTCATTTCTGCCGTATCTAAATCAGTGGAACTACGTAAAACTTCCATTTCTCCCAAAAACTTATCATTAATCCTACGGGTGAATATTGCAGGATTTACTAACTTTTTGTAATAGTTCTGTTTTACGTATTCCAGCGTGTTCCCCGTCTCACAAGCGAAGAAGCCTAAAAGGGTGTGCAGGTATTTGTTCTGCTGCGTTGTCCTCTTAGGCTTCTTTTCCGTCAGTTCCACAATGCAACCCTTTGAGAAGAGATAGTTACATCGTATTTTGAACTGCTCTTTGTGGAGTGGGTTGGATAGGTCGTATTGCATAATATTTTAGAATGGCAAATCATCTTGCGGGGATAATCCCGGAGCTTCCGCAATCTGTTCCGGTGTGGGGCTGCTCTGAACGGGCTTATATTCCTTGAAATCTCCAAAAATATACTGTATGCCTTCTTTGCGTTCTTCTTGTTTTGGGGCACAAGTAATAAAATGGGTATGCCCAAACTGTGAAGGTTCCTTGCGTTCGATAACCGCCACATTTAAATAAATTTTCTCTTTCCCGTCTTTGCAGATTACTTTCTTCATTTGCTCACGGGGAATGTCACTAAGACAAATACTTCCTGTTAAAATCATAAAATCAATATTTTAAAGTTGATAAAGTTCTTCTTTCGTTTTCAACAAGTGGTATAGGTTATTTGTATGCAATACTTCGGTAAATTTTTACCGAAAAATTAAAAGTTAAACAATAGAACCGGCAAAAGCTGGTTCGGAAACACTAAAGAGGTCATTGAAATGTTGTCAAAAACGAATGGTTAAGCATGAAGAAATGTGCTGAAAAAAGAGAGCTAACCTGCTGATAATAAAGGAGGAAAGTATTGCATAATTCGTTATTTCTTAGTAAATTAGAAGTTTCTGAACTCTTCTGATTATGACTAAAGAAACACTCCTTATGCAATACCAATCCGAGTGCCTGTCGGCTCTCAAATCAGTAGCGAATATACACAAACCTTTTGAAAAAGCATTCATGGACACCATGAAATTATTCATGGCCATTCCGGATCTTATAAATTTCCTTCAATTGGGCAGATATGGCTGTTTCTCAGAACAGACTTATCGTAACCTTTTTGAGCATGAAACTTTCGACTGGTTTGCGTTCAACGGATCTATCATCAGCAAGCATCTCACAGGCAAAAGAAAAGCCATTGCCATCGACCCTTCCTATATTCCCAAATCAGGCAAGAAGACACCTTGGATAGGTTACTTCTGGTCTGGTTGTGCAGGAGAGTACAAGCGAGGATTGGAAATCATGGGCATCGGTGTCATTGACATCGACAACCATGAATGCATGACTTTAGGTTCCATTCAGACACCGGATTGTAAGACCTTGGATAATATGGACAAGAACCTTGTTGACTGGTACAGCTGCTATCTTATCAGCAGAAAAGACAAGCTGCAAAGCATATCCAAAACGGTGGTTGCAGACGCATTCTTTTCCAAGAAAACTTTCGTAACGCCTATGTGTGAGAACGGTTTCCATGTCATCAGCCGCTTTAGGAATGATGTTGTCCTGTACTATCCGACATTGGAAAAGAAAACAGGAAAACGTGGTCATCCCAAGTGGTTTGACGGCAGGATTGACTTTGCCAATCTGGATTTGACCCGGTGCAAGGAATACGAGGTGAACAAAGGAAAGCTATACGGATTGAGGGTTTATGCTAAAGCTTTCAAAAGGTATGTTTCCTTAGCCATCTGGTATCCGATGGACGGAAGAACAGACAAGTGGCAACTTTATTTCTCTACAGACGATTCCATGGATGGACGTGAGGTGCTGGATTATTACAGAACCAGGTTCCAGTTGGAATTTTGCTTTAGAGATGGCAAGCAGCATGCAGGAATCACCAGCTGCCAGTCTACCGACTTCAGGAAATTGGATTTTCACTTCAATGCATCGCTTGCTGCTGTCAACTTGGCCAAAGCGGCATGTAAGAGGCTCGGAATAGCCTATTCCATATCCTCCTGCAAGTCATTCATACACAATGCTTATATGCTTGAACGATTTATTTGCGTGTTTGGGATTAGCCCAGACCCGCAAGTTATTGACAAACTTTTCAAAGAACTCATTTTATTTACTGCCAGAGCCGCTTAGGCTTGGCGAATTTTTAACGAACTATTGTGTATGTATATACTTGCAGAAATCTTCCACTATACCTTGATTGTATTTTTCAGACAAATCTGTTCGAATACATTCAATAGGTTCGTAAAGGATAAAACCTGTAGATGTCACATCGGTGAGCATGTTACGTTTGTACCCCTCGAACTGAAATAAATCAAAGTAGAAAATGGAACAATCAAAAATATCAAGATAAAAAGTCCACTGGCATGATTTTGTATAATCTTCCGTATGCGGTGTGGAGTACTTGGTTTTAATATCCCGAATTACTTTGGCATATTTTAAATCCGCATAACCATGTACATGTATATCAAAATGTGAAGAATGGTAGTCTTTACCGCCGTGTACCTCATGTTGGGCATCAGGAAATTTATTCCGGTAAAAAATGGCATTTTCAACGGCCTTACTGTTAAACCTGACAATAACCCCTTCTTGCTCCTGTTCGAATATTCCTCTTCCTACATATGTTGCTTTCCCTGTTTCTACTATCTTATGAAAACAAGAGCCTATTGCCGCATAAGCGTTAGGCTCTTTTATTCCCGCAAGAACATTAAGAAGGCGTTCTTCTGTATCCCATATGGAATGTTTGTCTCTGAAACGCCGAAAGGCTTCTAAGGAAGTGACACTTATTCGATACATAACTATTGTTTTTTGAATGTAATAGCATAAGATGTGGTAGATGAACGCGCAGGCGGAAATATTGTATATATCTCACCGGTTTCTTCATCTATTTCCGTTTTATTGGTATTTACAAGCTTAAGGAAACTTTCACGTTGCTTTATCTTTTCATCCACTTCTTTCTTTTCCTTGTTCAGTTTATCCCAAACAATGTCATTGCATCCTGCAAAATCATATTTCACAGATGTCTCTTTTACTTGAACAACGGCTCCTTTGTATGACGGAGTTTCGCCTTTTCCGTATTTTTCCGTTTCCTTGATTACTGCTTCTCTTATATCATTGTTTTTCAAAAAAATAGATATGGATTCACCGATGCTTTTCATTTGAATAACGGCTTCTATGGCACTGATTTCTCCATCAAGTACTTTTTGAATAAAAAGGGAAGCTAATTGTTCCTGTTCTGATTTTGTAGCCGGAATTTTGCTAATTGATAATTCTTTACTCATGGTAGGTTATTATTAATTCTGTATTGTTCGTAATTGGCAGATATGATACTTATACCTTCTTGGGCAACCTTGTAACTTTCATTTACAAGGTTTACGAGAGAAAGGCGTTTGCCTTCATTTTTGGCTTTAGTCAAATATTTATATATCCACTCCATCAGCTTCTCGTCGTTAAACTGTTCTTTGTTAAGCAACTTTCGATTGTCTGTAACAGGCGCCGCTTGCATGCTTGTTTGGTTGTATTTTGTCGAATCTTTATCCCAATAAACATCAGCCCCCATTCCTAATGCTTTGCAAGCCACTGATATGGCATCCGTTAAGGCCATTTTGAAACATTCATCCGATGTATAGAGACCGTTTTTCTCATTTGTCACAAATGAAGAACCGCCGATGCCTTGTATAGCCTCGCTCCATTCCCCGTTCATTTTTACAAATAGGTTTATGTGAACGAAACTGGATATTACTCCATTGCCACCATTTTCGTTCCACATTCGGATGATTTCATATTTCCATCCGAAACCACACACTCCAAATTCTTCGGTAAGCCTTTTTATGCGCCACATAGGGTTTATATCAGACATACCTTTCAATCTTCCCGCAGCAATACTTTTTATAGCTTCTTGGGGGACTTTTCTGACGCGGTTGTATAAATCTAAGTTGTTCTCCATAATGTTGATAATTTAACAATATCTTGGCATCCCTTGACTAACGCAAAGAAACATCCTTTCATCTTCGAATTCGTCAGGTGTATAATCATATTGATTACATTCGAGTTCTGCGCGTAACTCCTCAATGTCTTCCTCTATAAGCTGAATGATTTCTTCTTTTGAAGAATAGTCGTATTTGGGAAGATAATCCAAATCACAAGCTTTGACTTCGTTCAGCTCCTTGTACAGTTCTTCAAGTTCATTTTCCATTGTATTGTGTTTTTAAACCGCCCGTACAAGGTTAAAGGGAAGCGGTGCGCACTTCGCTTCTCTCACGGCTTTTAGTACGGTAATAGCACTACCTTTGATGCGGCTGGAATAAATTGCTATTTCATTTCCACTGCTTCTCCATTTATTAAAGTATAGAATGCATCTTCTTTGATTGACTTACCGTCTACTTTGAACGCTTTGACTGAAATGATAGGATAAGTGCTCCCGTCCCATTCTCCACGTTCAGTAAGCACAATCCAGCATCCTAATGCTCCCTTTGCCTTGCAATCCTTTCCGGTAGCAAGGGCTATGCTTTCTTTGCCGGTAGCTGATGCAGCACCATAGTCGCCGGTAGCTGATGCAGCGCCTTGGTTGCCGGTAGCTGATGCAGCACCATAGTCGCCGGTAGCTGATGCAGCGCCTTGGTAGCCGGTAGCTGATGCAGCGCCTCGGTTGCCGGTAGCTGATGCAGCGCCTTGGTAGCCGGTAGCTGATGCAGCGCCTTGGTTGCCGGTAGCTGATGCAGCGCCTTGGTTGCCGGTAGCTGATGCAGCGCCTTGGTTGCCGGTAGCTGATGCAGCACCATAGTCGCCGGTAGCTGATGCAGCGCCTTGGTTGCCGGTAGCTGATGCAGCACCATAGTCGCCGGTAGCTGATGCA